GTTTGTTGAGCCTCCTTCTTTCTGGTTCAGGATGAGAGGGTTTACCCGAACATCAGGCAGCCTCCATCATTTCCTTCCTTATATATTTTAAGGGGATCCGCCCAGAGGGGCACTGTGTAACAGGACTGGCGATCCCGTATTGTCAGATGACTATGTATCGCCTAAAAGGCTATCTGCCAATGTGGCAAAGGAGATACAGTCATGGATCCCAAGGAAGTTAGAATTGAATGCCTGAGACTTGCTGTGCAGGTCTGTGGTGAGAGCAATGATATACATGTGGTCTCCACAGCCAAAGCTTTTGAAAATTACATCATGGGTACAGACTCACAGGATAAGTTGGAGAAGTAATATGGATTTCAGTGGAGCACTATCCTGTCTCAAGAATGAGATGGCTGTCGCCCGAGAGGGTTGGAATGGTAAGGGAATGTTTATCTATCTCGTGCCGGCACCGCACGAAGGGTACCCTGCCCAGACCGGAGTGGCCAAAGCCTACTTCGGATCTGAAGCAAAGGTACCGTATGGTGCATACATCGCCATGAAGACTGCTGATGGCAGTGTCGTTCCATGGCTTGCCAGTCAGACTGATGTGCTGGCTGATGATTGGAATATTATGGAAGTGAGTGAGGGTAAGGTTTACCCCTACCATAGTCCGATCAGCCATCCCTAATGCCCTACCGGAAGCTGCATGATGAAATAGCTTTCCATCAAGATATGTTGGTGGCGTTTCTGATACAGCTTCCTTTAGACCAAGCAGTGACCATGCTCGAAACCATCGGGCAGCAGATGAAAGAAAACCTAGACCATGACCGAATTTCAAGGCTTCAACGAACCAGTGACCGAACAGGAACTGACTGAGAAGAACAAGCGTCCTCGGATCACACAACAGATGCTTCAGGATAATATCTTGGAGGCATATTATTTTACAGCCCGTCAGGGTGTTGAAAAATCAATGATCGAAGAGGTTCAAAAAAATAATGAACTAAGCTTTGTGAAAATTCAGGGTCAACCCCATCCTTCTTTGGACCTTCTGACATTCTGTGTGTTGGTGTTGAAGAACGGTTATACCGTGGTTGGACAGTCAGCCTGTGCCTATCCTGAGAATTATGATGAGGATCTGGGCAGAAGATTGTCTCGGTCAGATGCCGAGGGCAAGATCTGGTCTCTGATGGGGTATGAGCTGAAGAGCCAGCTCTATCTATCTAACGAGCAGGGAGTCTGACCTGTCGAGCCAAGGACCAAAGGCACGCGAAGACGTGAGCGTCAGCGAACGGCAAGCAAGTGCCGAGAGGTCCGTAGGCGAAGACTGAACATAAGTTGGGGCAGGAATCAGGGCGACCAACCCAACCTGCCCCAACCTTCTCTTACGGGAGAGACGGGAGAACCCAGAACCCGTCTTCAATACAGTGTCAAACGTAGCAGCTTCTTACAACGCAAATTATCGAGGGCCAGTGACCACCATGATTACCAAGGATGAAATCGTTAAGGCTCTGCCGGCAAATCTAAGAAGCTCTGCTACTCAAGCTCTTGTAGATGCTATCAATCAAATCACCACGGATCCAGTTTTGGCTGAGCATATCCGAGAGAACTTCATCACCTACACGAACGTGCTTCAAGAAGGTAAGTGGAGTGCTGAGCAGTATGCCAACGCTGTCACCTATGTGACCCATAAGCTTATGGGAAGATCGAACCAAGAGGCTTATCAGCTTACGTTCCCTGTTAGGTATGACGAATTGATTGCCCGAGGTACAACCTCCAAGGATATCAGTGCTTATGTAGCCTCTTACCACAAAGGTAAGTTGGTGAACGCTATTATGGAGAAGTGCCTGATTCCAGTGCACGTTCAATTCGTAGACGTTTATCACAAGGCAATCAGCGTACAGGCAGACCTGATGATGAACGCCAATAGCGAGAAGGTTCGCTCGGATGCAGCTAACTCAATTCTGACCCATCTGGCTAAACCAAAAGATCAGGTTCCTAATGTTGCCATCCAGATCAACAATAACGCTGAGCTTGATGCAATGAAGCGAGCAATGCAGGACTTGGCTCTCGCCCAAGTTGATGCTATTTCTACGGGTACAACTGCTAAAGATCTTGCTGGTCAGGTTCTAATTACCGTACAGGACATAGAGAATAATGGATCTGATCAAACAGGAACTGGATGAATGGCTTGATCAAGTTGATTATGGCTTTCTGAATTCCAAGGAATTCATGCCTAGTGTCTATGCACTGGAGTTCATGAACTTCATCAAGATGGTAAATGGTGCTGAAGGGGAGAGTCATAAGACCCCCCCTGTGCATCTGGCCATGCTCGATAAGATCACGCAGCCTAGCCAATACATTGCTAATCTCTGCTTCCGTGGTGCAGCCAAGACCACTCTGTTTGCAGAATACTTCTTTCCGTTCGTTGCAATGATGGGTGAGATTCCTGGTTTTGGGGATGTCTCCGGGGCTATCTATGTGTCCGACTCTATGGACAATGGCGTAAAGAGCCTTCGACGGAACATGGAGTTCCGTTATAATAACAGCCCATTCCTACAAAAGTGGTTGCCTGAGGCGTCTTTCACTGACGCTTACATTGAGTTTGAAAACATCGCAGGCCACAAGTTTGGTCTCAAGATGTTTGGTGCGAAGACTGGTCTTCGTGGTACCAAGATCTTTGGTAAGAGACCTGTGCTATGTGTGCTCGATGACCTTGTGTCGGATGACGATAGCAAATCACAGGCATCCATGATTGCTATCAAAGATACGGTCTACAAGGGTGTTAACCATGCTCTTGATCCAACACGCCGTAAGGTGATCTTTAATGGTACTCCATTCAACAAAGATGATATCCTTATTGAAGCTGTTGAGTCTGGTGCTTGGGATGTAAACGTCTGGCCAGTCTGTGAACGATTCCCTTGTGAAAGGGATGAGTTTTGTGGGGCTTGGGAAGATCGTTTCTCATTTGAGTACGTTCAAGCTCAGTATGATATGGCGGTAAAGACAGGCAAGCTATCTGCTTTCATGCAGGAGCTTATGTTGAGAATTACCTCTGAAGAAGAACGACTTGTTCAGGATGATGAGATCCGTTGGTATGGAAGAATGAATCTCTTGCTCAACAGAGCATCTTTCAACTTCTATATTACGACAGACTTTGCTACATCGGCAAAACAAACAGCTGACTTTAGTGTCATCTCCGTCTGGGCTTACAATGCTAGTGGAGACTGGTTCTGGGTAGACGGTGTTTGTGAGCGCCAGACTATGGACGTTACGGTTGATGATCTCTTCCGTTTGGTCCAGATCTATAAGCCTCAGCAAGTGGGCATTGAGATTTCTGGCCAGCAGGGTGGCTTTATCCCTTGGCTCCAGAATGAAATGCTTAACCGGAATATCTGGTTTAACTTTGCTACATCCAATCCGAAAAGCAATACTCCGGGGATCCGTCCTACAGTAGATAAGCTTGCCAGATTCAATGTCGTTGTTCCTTGGTTCAAGATGGGCAAAATCTATTGGCCCAAGGAAATGGAACGCTCTGTGATCATGGGTAGGTTTATTGGTCAGTTGAAACTTGTTACCCAATCAGGGATCAAGGGCAAAGACGACTGTATCGATACGATCTCTATGTTGCAGTATATCAAGGCTTGGAAACCATCAGAATCAGTTGCTGCCACTCCACATGAAATTGATCTATGGGAAGAGCAGCATTCTAATGAGAATATTTCAGGTTTGGCGACCTACATCGTTTGAAGGTGAGATTGTGTAATGCAGCTCGGTGAAATTATGACTCGACTGGCTCTTGTCGAGTTGAAGAACCTCAGTATCGCTGAAGATGGTTCTATCACCGAAGGTGGTAGAGCAGAAGTAGTCAGTGCCATTAATGAGAGTTTGGCTAGACTTTACACACGATTCAACTTCAAAGAGAAAACTTTGCTCATTGAGCAAGTGATGAATGTCACTGAATATAAGATGCTTCCCAAATACGCTTTTTCAAAGCGTGGCGTAGAAGACACATCAGTGTTGCATCATTACATCATGGACAGTACAGAAGAGCCTTATACTGGTGATCTGATCAAGATCCTGTCGGTTTGGAACCACAAGGGTCAAGAGCTTAAGCTCAATGATATCAGTAACAGCTACGGTGTGTTTACCCCTTATCCAGACGTTCTCTTGATCCAAAGACCTGTCCAAGATGAAGTTCTGTCTCTTACATATCAGGCACTGCCTGATGAAATTCCTCTTGATTCCGTAGATGATTTTGAGTTTGATCTCCCTAGAATACTCAAGGGTACTTTGGCTGCACATGTCGGCCATCAGATTTATACTGCACTGGGAACTCAAGAGGCTATTGCCAAAGGTCAACTTCTGCTAAACACCTATGAAACCCAGTGTATAGAAGCCCAACTCAACGACTCGTTGAATACTGGCGTTACCGGAACAGGTATCAAATTCCACCAGCGAGGCTTCGTTTGAGCTATGGCAACTCCGGGCATTTCTGATCCTACGGCTACGACGCTGCTTGTTAACAAGCTTATTCCTGCGTCTCCGTTTGAGATCGTCAAGTTTGTAGCAGAGAACATGGAAGATGTCCGTGATTCTGCTGCTGTGCGTACTGATCTTCAGAGTCAGATTGATCAAATCTTGAATCAGATCAACTATATTGCAATCTCAATTAATCTCTTTACGGGCACACCAGCAGTTGCACAAATGGGTTCTACTCAGTCTGTCCAGCTTTCGTGGTCCCTTAATAAGGATCCTTCGGCGCAATTCATCAACAACTCTGCAATCAATATTAATGATAGTAATAGGTTGATTACCGGGGTCACTACAAACCAGAGTTATACACTCAAGGTTGTTGATGAAAATAATGCTGAAGATGAAAGCACTGTAAATATCAGTTTCCAAAACAGAAGATACTGGGGGGCTTCAATAAATCCCAGTCTAGATTCTGAGGGTGTTACAACCCTGACGAATGAACTTAATGGGTCTAGATCAAAGACGATCACCTATAATGCAACAGGTGGTAGGTACATATATTATGCTTACCCAAGCAGACTAGGTAATCTTTCTTTGGTTACAGTTAATGGTTTGGCTTTCTCTGCTTATACTGTTACTTTGGTAAATATTACCAATAGTGATGGATATACTGAAAGTTATAACCTTATCCGTTTTAACAGCATCCAGAACGGCTCTGCTATTCAGGTGTCCTTTGTATGACAGATCTTGTTGGCACTAATGTTGCTGCACCTATCGTACCGTTCTCCACAGAGGACACTTATCCTACTCATGATTCTGAGTTTGGTAAGGGTGGTTGGCGTGAAGTTAACACAGAAACTGATCTTCTGGGGATTCCAGTAGATCGCCTTAGAGATGGTGCAGCTGCTTGGGTTAAGGATGTAGAACTGATCTACATTTACTCAGATGGCTCTTGGAGTGTGCTTACTGAGTTTTCTGCAGCTATCGAGGCTAATGAACAGGCCACTGAAAAGCTTGTAGAACTTAATGAAATACAGCTTGATGTAACAGATAAGTATACTGAGATTCTTTCTAAAGAAGGTTTGGTTTCTGCTGCAAAAACCTCGGTCGATGCTTCAGCAGCAATTGTTAGTGCAGATAGGATTCTTACTGAGACAGCTGCTTTGCAAGCTCAGGTGACTCTGCTCAATGCCAATAAATTTGAAGCTGGGGCTAGATTGTTTGTACCTCAGGGTGCGACAGTTGGATCTGTGACACCTTCAAATGCTGGTACAGGTGGTGCTAATGGCACCTTTGCTCTTGCATGGACCGGAGGGAACTTTTCAGTAAATCCAACTGGTACATTTACTGTAGCAGGTGGTATTATCACAGCTATGAATATTACTGGTGCTGGGCGTTACATGGGTAACGCAATCAGCCCCCCTACTCCTGTGTTTACAGCTTCTGTTGGTTTGACAGGTGCAACTGCTACTATTCCTACCCGTTATCTTTATGCTGCTGGTGACAATTATCTCACTGATCACGCTACTGATAACACCAAGGTTTCACTATTTCAGAACCAAGCAAATGCTGCTGTTCAGATTGCCGCTAGTGTTACTTGGCTCGGTGTAGGTGAGGCTAAAGGTTGGGCTGATGCAGCAGCTGCTTCCGCAGCATCTGTTGGTAACATCTCTATCACACTACCTGAAAGATGGGCCAGCATCGGAGGTCTCTATGTTACAGATGGTGCTGGTAATAAATACCCGGCTGTAGAAGTAGACCGGAATTTCAATATTCTTTTTGCGAAGGGAGGGGATGTCGTACTTCGCATCTCTAACCTTGAACTGCGAAGTATCCTATTTAACAAGACCAGATCTGGGATTCTTTCTCCTACAGTTGTTTCCTATAATGGAATTAATTACGTACTTTCTTTTTATGAAGAAAGCACAGGAGAGTTCTGTAATCTTGGTAGATATCCTCTTCGTGAGCTTGATGCTCATCTGGTACGTATCAAGGCACTTGAACTTCTTGGTGGTGGTGGAAGCTCTGCTATAATTGCAGACGTTCCTGATATTGGTTGGGCTGCTTGGGGTAATAGCATGACCGCTATAGCCTCTTCAGGTGACTGGGTTAACAAGCTCGCTTTGCTCTTGAACCAAGAAGTCTATCCCGGTGGTACTGGTGGTAATACGATTTGGCAGATGGCAGGTCGTCAGGGTGGTGGTGTAATCCGGGTAGTTGTATCTGGAGACCAGATTCCTGCTTCTGGGGCAGTTACGGTCAGTAAGAGTACCTTGTTTAACCCATATAATGGTACACCCACTGAAGGCACTTTGTGTGGTGTTGAAGGTACCCTTACCAACAATAGCTTTACCAGAATTTCTTCTGGTAGTGTGGTAGCTTGCCCAGCAGGGTCGGTGTTCGTTCCCAAGTATGGTGCACTTTACAAGGGTCGTGGTCAGATTATTGAGGTTAACCGCAACAGTCTGAATCCGACCGTGGTTTCAGGTTCGCCGGTGGATGGGGCAGTCGCTCCAATTGAGAAGCATATCCAGATTTACCGTCAGATGATGAACTATCGCGGTTATCGGGTACCACACACATTGCTGTGGCAGTGCCCTCCCAGAACTGTTGAACCGTTTGGTAGTGCAGCAAGAGCTGAATATGATGCTCGTATGGATGCTTTGGAAGAAGCATTTCCAGAAAACTTTGTACGTATTGGTGATATGCTTCGTACTACTGAAGCAGCATCAGCTGCTGGTATTACATTCACATCACAAGACAATCTTGATATTACTGATGGTATAACGCCAACATCGTTCCGTTCTGATGGTGTCCATCTGACAGCAGCTGGTGGTACAGCAGTAGCCTACTTCCAGAAGAAAGCTCTTGTTGATAAGAATTGGCATTTTACTAGCTAATTTTGTATTTATTTGAAGGACATAGCTAATGTCTAAGTATGGTTTTAATGGTGGTGTAGTTACCAGTATTCCTTCTGGAATTTATCCCGTTAGGGCTGATAGGGCTATTGTTGGTGGTGTGACCCGAGCAATGGTTGATTTCAGTAATGCTGAAGATTGCTACCCTTCTCAGGGTGCTTTCGTTTCACTCACTACGTTCAAAGACTTGGTGGATGGAACCAAGACTGGATCAACATGGGGTACAACATGGCCTGCTCCTTATAGAGGTCTGGTTAGAACCCTTGGTGTTGCTGGTGGTGCCGGCTTTTATATGCCCCAGAACTTCTATCTTGAGTCTACAGTTGATGAATTTCTAGCCATTATGTGGCTTAGAATCCCTAAGACTGGTTGGCCAGCACTAGCTGCAACTTATCATTTTCTTCCTGTTCCACAGTATTCATTCTCAATTTTTGTAGATGCAACCGGGGTGGTGCAGGAACTTCGTTTTAATACAGTTAACCAGAGTGGTACATCAATCATTGCTTCTGTTGGTGCAGGTAGTATTCTTGATAGCTTGCTGGACACAGTTATCCAAGTAGGTGGTCATCATACCTACGCAGCCGGTGTAGGCACATCCAAGCTCTATGCCGGTGTTCTTGGAACCGCTGCTACTCTACGTGCTACTTCTGCTGCTGGTTCAATTACGGCTCTTAGGAGCACACCTGCTAATAGCTCTACGGCATCTGGCCTTTTTCAGACAGATGCTTCTAAATCTACTCTAGATTGTAGATTTGGCAGAGCGTCTGTTCATGTGGCAGCTATTGGTTCTGACCTTGATGTTCTAGATTTTCTTGCTCGGGATGCAATTGGAGCTTCAGGGTTTATTCTTGCCTAAGATAATCAATTCAAATTTGAAGCAAGATCGGTTACAGATTAGAGGGGAGTTTCTATAAAAAGATTCTCCCCCTAGTTTTATTTAAGAAAGTTGTATTGATGAGCGAGTCTATTGATGTTCGAGTAGCTCGTTTGGAAGAGAAGATGAGCTTTCTCGTCAAGGATGCTGAGGAAGCCAAGACTGCTCGCAAAGCTCAGTACAAGACTACTGAAGATATTAATCGTGTCATTAATGCAATGGCCACTGAGGTATCTAACGTAAGCAGCAAACTTGCTGGTCAAGCACCTACTATTGAAGAGTTCATTACCATTAAGCACAAGGTTGTTGGTGCTGGTAAGCTTGGAAAATGGCTTTGGCTGATTGGTGGTATTCTAATTACAATCGCTTCTGGAGCGAGAGAGTATATTCTCGCTTGGATCAAATAAGGGTATTACCCATGAAAAATCTTTCACTCCATGTAGTCCAATACACAGCCTCTCTTGAGGGCATGGTTCAAGAAATGTATTTGGATAGTGAAGGTGTAGCTACTTGGGCTTTGGGGGTCACAAACAAGTCAGGGCATCAGGTTAATCCCAGATACAAGGATAACCCCCAGCCTCTCCAGAAGTGTTGTGATGTTTCTGTCTGGCTCATGAGAGAAGCATATCTCCCTTCGGTTTTAAGAGCTTTCAAGGGTTATGACCTGAACGAAGCCGAACTTGCTGCTGCTCTTTCTTTCCAATGGAATACTGGTTCTATTGAAAAGACTGAATGGGTTTCTCTTGTGAAACATGGACAGAGAGAAGCTGCCAAGAAGTTTCTGAAGACGCATTATCTGAATAATGGTACTCTCACATCTCGTAGAGCTAGTGAAGCTGCACTGTTTTTCGATGAAGTTTGGCCGCATTCAATGCTGGTTCCAATCTATCCGGTAAGAAAACCGAGCTATGCCCCCAATTTTGCAAAGGGCAGGTTAGTGGATCTTACCAGAGAAATCACAGAGGCATTGAGCAAATGATGTTCGGATCCATCCTCAAGACTGCCAATGGTGAGTTTGAAATCAACCGTGTCGTAGGTGCGGTTGGTTCTTTGGCATATATCATCGGTACACACAGTTTCATGGCCTATGATGTCTTTTGGATGGGTCGTGAATTTGATGTTACTGCTTATTGCCTAGCTTTTCCTGGTGGTCTCGCTGTAGCCGTTGGTGCCATTGCTGGTGCTGTAACCTTGAAAGATCGTGGTGTGGCAACTGCCAAAATCATCACTGATACTGGTCAGGTTCCTGCTGCTCCACCCGCTGGACCTCAGGTTGATACAGATAAGGTGAAACCGTAATGCCTCCTCTTCCTTGGCTCAAAATCCTCAAGATTGCTGGTCCTATATTGGTGGTCCTTTTTGTTGGCTGGATGATCTTTTCCTTTGGTTCAAATCATGGGCAAAATATTGTTCAATCCAGATGGGATAAACAAAAAGCAATTGATTCTGCTTTTGTGGACTCAGAGAAAAAGAAAATTTCTGCTAACGAAGCAGTGCATCGTGCAAACGATAGAAAGGTCTCAGATGAACTGGCTGGTCTCAAAGAAGCCAACGCTGCTGCTATTGCTCGCATCCATGGTGAGTCTGCTCTCCGCTTGCGGGACAGTTCCGAGCGAGCGAGTTTGTACACAGCTAAGGCCGAAGCTGGAGCCACTGAGCGAGCAAACCTTGCAAGCTATGCAGCCCAACTCGACAGATCTCTTGCAGAGGGGATTGGTCTGGTCGAAGAATTCAGATCAACTCTTGAACTCCGTGATGGACAAATAAAGCAACTAGCTGCACAGATTGAAAATGACCGCCAACTTATCTCGGGATCGGGTACTGTAGATGGAAACGACACAGCATCAGCTAAGTGAGGCACAGACTCAAAAGCTGACAGATTGGGCCAAGGAACCTTCCGTTCTACAGCTTCGTGAAGACTTTGAAATCTCGAAGCAGGCTCACGACGACCAGATGATTCGTATCCAGTCTTGGAACAATCTGATGGCAGTTAAGGTTGAGGCTGCCCCTCCGAAAGTTAAAGGCCGTTCACAGGTACAGCCTAAGCTTATCAGGCGTCAGGCAGAGTGGAGATATTCTGCTCTGACTGAGCCTTTTCTATCGTCTAAGAAGCTCTTTAACGTCAAGCCTGTGACGTTTGAAGATGGTGACGCTGCCAAGCAGAATGAGCTTGTCATCAACTGGCAGTTCAGAACCAAGCTTAACCGAGTTAAGTTCATCGACGATTACGTTCGTTCCGTAGTCGATGAAGGTACTAGTATTATTCAGGTTGGTTGGGATCGTGAAACGATTACCATTCAACAGGAAGTACCTCAGTATGAGCATTTTCAAATTGAGAACCAAGAACAGCTTGATGAATTCAAACAGGCTCTAGAGCTTAGTGCTGCTGACCCTCGTACATTTGACGAGACAACTGCTCCTGAAATGAAGGCAGCTGTTAAGTATTACAACGAAAGTGGTCAGGCTACTTACGCTGTCCAGAATGGTACTGCTAAGGTTCCTGTTGAGAAGGTATTGAAGAACACACCTACTCTCAATATTCTGAACCCCCAGAACTTCTGGGTCGATCCTTCTTGCAATGGTGACATTGATAAGGCTCTGTTTGCAGTAGTTTCCTTTGAAACTAACAAAGCTGAATTGTCCAAAAACAAGAAGCGTTACAAGAATCTTGATAAGGTTAACTGGGAGGGTAATACACCTCTCACACATCCTGATCACCTAAGCAAAACACCAGATACTTTTCAATTTAAGGACTCCCTTCGTAAGAAGGTAGTAGCTTATGAATACTGGGGTTTTTATGACATCCACGGTGATGGTCGCCTGATTCCAATCGTCTGTACTTGGATTGGTGATGTTATCATCCGTATGGAAGAGAATCCGTTTCCGGATCAAAAACTTCCATTTATCATGGTGCCTTACCTTCCTGTAAAGCGTGAGCTTTATGGTGAGCCTGATGCTGAAATGCTTAAGGATAACCAGAACATTCTGGGTGCCGTGATGCGTGGCATGATCGATCTTTTGGGTCGATCTGCTAATGGGCAACAGGGTTTTGCCAAGGGGATGCTGGATCCTCTCAACCGTCGCCGGTATGAGAATGGTCAGGACTATGAGTTCAATCCTAACTTGTCTCCTGCCAATGGTGTTATTGAGCACAAGTACCCTGAGTTTCCACAGTCTGCATTGGTTATGGCCAATTTGCAGAACCAAGAAGCTGAAGCCCTTACAGGCGTAAAAGCCTTCTCTGGTGGTCTTAGTGGTGAAGCCTATGGCGATGTAGCTGCTGGTATTCGTAGTGCACTAGATGCAGCCTCCAAGCGTGAAATGGCAATTCTTCGCCGTATCGCTAAGGGCCTTATCGAGATTGCAGACAAGATCGTTACCATGAATGCTGTCTTCCTCTCTGCTGAGGAAGTTATTCGTGTTACCAATAATGAGTTTGTTAAGGTAAAACGTGAAGAGCTAGTTGGTAATTTTGATCTTGAAGCAGATATCAGCACTGCTGAAATTGATAATCAGAAGGCACAAGATCTTGCCTTCATGCTTCAGACTATTTGCAACAACATGGATCTTGGCATTACGCTAATGATCCTTGCTGAAATTGCTGATCTGAAGCGTATGCCTGAGCTTGCTGAAAAGCTTCGTACCTTCAAGCCTGAAGTTACTCCTGAGCAACAACAGATGCAGGCATTGCAGCTTGAAGAAATGAGACTCAAGGTTGAAGAGCTTAAGAGTAAGATTGCTCTTAACAACGCCAAGGCTGCTGAGGTTACTTCTAACAAGGATAAGAAGGATCTCGATTATATTGAGCAAGAAACGGGTACTACTCATGCCCGTGACATGCAGAAGCAGTCTGGTCAGGCTCGTGGAAATATGGATCTTGAAATTACCAAGGCCATTCTGAAGCCCACAAAACCTGATGAAAAAAGACCAGATGTAGAAGCAGGTATTGGTTGGAATGAAGGATCGACCCAGAAGTTCTGGGGGTTCAGAATATTGAGAGTAGGTGTGTTCTTCAATACCTTCTCAACAGGAACCTTAGCAGTACCATTCTGGACAGCGTAAGTA